CCTTCTTCTGCTTCAAGGAATTGTGGCGTTGAGCAAATGTAGTCAACTCTGAGATAATTTGATAGTCAAGCGTAAGAAGTTTGAAATCTTCAATCAAAGTCTTCAGGTTAGAACATCCAAGTTTCTTGACTTGCGCTGTTGTCCTAACTCCCATCTGTGATTTCTTACCAGAAAAACCATGCCCGACGACTTGTCCAGCACGACCCCTCATTGCCGCCATCAACATATTTTCATATTCTAAATCATAGTGAAGAATACTTGCTACTTGTTCTCCAATATCATTAACTTCTACTAATACCCAGGAATCATTATAGTTCTTTGCTGTCTGCTGGATAATATTTGGGAACAACATCGGTTTGATTTCATTGTTCCTATATTTTGCAACTATCTTATATGGAAATTCTGTAATATCAACAACGATAAATGCAGAGTAATCATTGCCCAAACCACGAGCAACGTCAACAGTAATAAGGTAGTTGTGTTCTTTTTGCGATTTTTCGTAGACATCTAATCCTGCACTACTTTGAATTGGGTCTTCATAGATTAGGTTCTTAAGGATTGATGGATTTATAAGGGTATTGACAGAACCAAGAAACTCACACTCGAACTCGACTTTGAATTGCTGTTCTGATGTGTTTGCAATTGTTTGCTCTTTCCATACTTCATCACGTCCAGGAACCTCGGACCAATGAACATCAGTTGGAATGTATTCATTTTTTCCTTTCTCCGCGTCGTGCCACATACGGTAGAAGTGATTCATACCGTGTGGCGTGGATACAATGATTACTTTGGTGTTTTTACCAGAAGTAATAGTAGGATAAACAGATGCAAAGAACGAGTCAGCAACGTGATTTGGGACGAACGCGAACTCGTCGAGAAAGAGGATGTTGAACGACATACCTCGGACAGCACTTGCAGACGTAGAAGCTGCCAGTATCTTACTGCCATTTTCTAACTCCATCGATCCTTTGTTCCAGGATAGTATACCCTGCTGCATCCATTTGGGCAAGTTTTCGTATGCAGTCTGTAACCTACCAAGAAGTTCTCTTGCCGTTGCTGCTTTGTTTGCTAGGATGCCAATATTAACGCTATCGTTAAAAACAGCGTAATGTAGAAGGTAAGATACCACAGTAGTGGACTTGCCAGTCTGTCTTGGCATTTTACAAATATTGAATCTATTTTCATGGAAGTTGTTAATTAATTTTTCCTGAAAATGATATGGATGGAATTGTGTAAGACCCTCATCGAGAGAAACAATCTTGATATAGTTGTTAGCAAAATAAACGGGGTCTTCTTTACAACGCAAAAATTCAACGATCTGCTCTTCAGTGAAGTTGATCGGTGTATTTGCTTTTTTTAGATTAGGATTACCAAGATACTGTTCACTCATAATAAAAACCTAATTCAACATTTCCAACGTTTACGTGCTTTACAGATTTTCTTATCTGGGGTTTTGGTGCAATCGATATTATGCATATCTTTTTGACCCTTGGAACGGGAGCAGAAAGACTTACGTCTCTTTGCATCCTTACTACCTTTCTTTGGATTACCTGTTACAGCAGTCTGCAACTTTGAACCTGGATTCTCACGCTTGTAAGCATCAACAGATTTTTGACTCATACCATCAACACCATCTTTACGGTTTGATTTCTGCCAGTCTTCTTTGATTTTTTCGCAGCGGTTGTAAGTCTTACCGAAGAGTTTTTGAGTTCCTGTTTTCTTGTAACCCTTCCAACACTTTTTTGCTTCTTCAATCTTTTGAAGATTGGAAGGTGGAACTTGAATAGGGTCTGCCTTGATTAAATCAGTGGTTTCATACTCTGTTGGAGTGAAATCATCTCTCCAATTTGAATACTGATAGTCATCTTGAATTTTTTTCTCAATACCATGCCCTGGCATCAACCTTGAATCATTTACATATTTTGAAGGATTGAAGTCTTTAGTTTTTACTGGTTTCTGAAGTTTTTTATCAATCTTTTTTTCAGATGCCATTTCCTCAAGATCATTTCTCCAATTAGAGAACTCTTCTTTCTTTGTCTTGTTACCCCAGTTTTTGGCACCAACTTTGCGACACTTAACTAATGCACCAGATGCATATGCACTTGGCCAAACAGAATAACGAGACTTGACCTTATGATAGCAAGCATCTTTCTTGCCTTCATCAACCAGTTCACCTTCTGGTTCAAAGTGTGCTTTATCCGTTTGAACTGGTGGTTTTTTGCCTGACTTCTTTGATTTGATATATGCATCAATATCAGCAGGAGTCTTCAAACTTCCATCAAGCATTTTTTGCCTGCCAGTTGAATAACTACCATATCTGTAATCTCCCTCAGAAACTGTATCACCTTCTGGTACGTATGAATTGAACACCCCTCTTGCTTTTTTTATAGCATCATCCATTTTTTTATTCCTTCTATCAGTCATACCCTTGATTGCATCATGTGCTTTCTTACCAAGAATTGCTCCACCGATAGCAGTTCCTGCTGCTAATCCTAAACGAATTGCATGTGCTGCACCTTCATCGAGTTCTATTTCCGTTCTCCAGTTTGAATAAGATTCTTGAGTCACGTTTCTTGCCTTCCCTGTTCTGTTTGCATTTGGATCTTCTTTACGCTTTTTGCGTGCTCTCTTGTTTCTCTCTTCCTTACTCATAGCAGCACGGTCGTCTGCATCACGACAATATGGTTTGGTCTTTTGACCTGGTTGTTTCGCACAAGGCTTACCATCGTATTTACCACCAGTCTGTTTCCAACCACCACCTTTGAACCAGTCACGGAGAGAATATCCTTTGTCTTTGGAAGACTTACCATCACGCTTTTCTGCAATGACTTCTTCATCCATCTTATCAACATAACCAGCAGCAGCGTCAGTGTCGTGTGCGGTATCAGTAATCTTTGCTTGCATCCAGGCAGGAATATCTTTTTCCTTTTTACCAAGTGCCTTTCTTAACTTTGCAATATTTGTTGCCGACTTTTTGAGTTGGCTTTGCGCCATTGCAACTTCATGATCACCACTTTTGGCTTCGTTCATTTTTCTACCCCGACAGTGTGCTCTCTGGGAGAATCCTTTTGGATTATCGCAATCGATGGACTTTTTATACTTTGCGCTCCACGCCTCCGATACTCCTCCGCCATTAGAGCCCCCATCAGACCCCCCATTCCCATTCCCATTTCCATTGCCATTTGCACCATTTCCATTGCCATTCTTTTTCTTACCTTCAGTCTCATCAGAAGATTTCTCTTCTTCTTTTTCTCTGCGGAGCCAACCACCCATACCAACGACATATCCCATAGGGATTTTCTTACACTTCTTAGAAGCGTAACAATAGTAGTATCCCTTTTTACAGGACTTTTTCGCCATTACTTGGTAGTATCTTCTGTATTATTTAGAAAACCTTGTTTGAGTAGTTTGGATAACTCACTTGTTGAACCAACAAACAAAGCATTATTTGTAACGTTATTGGGACCTTTCTTTGTATTATCTTCTTCCAAATCTTTTACTTTCTTCTGGAGATCTGCTAACTTATCAGTAGTATCTGCGACTGACTTAATTAACTGACCAGCAACTTCATATGCTCTAGGACTTGCACTCTCACCAGCAAGTTCCATAATACCATTGATTGCTTCTTGTCCTTTTTCAATCAAAGAATATAAGTTTGCTCTTGTATACTCATAATCTTTCTTTATATCATCCCTTTCCTCTTTTGGAGGAACAGGTTTCATTGGTTTTGATTCAACAATGCTACTTTCAATATCAAGTGCGTTGTCAATGGACTCATAATTATCGCTCATGATTATCAAATATCAGTTTGTCTAGTTGGACTGTAAGATTTGCCGTCCCCTAAGAACTTCCAATCTTCATCAAATCCAAAGTCATCTCCAGGTTGAAGGAGGAGATGATCAGTATTATCAATTACACCATCATTATTTCTATCAACTTTTGATGTTGGAGTAACTGTATAACGCATTTCACGCTTAGCAGTCTTACGATCAGTGCTGCTATACATATCAACC